ATTAACAAAAACGATGTCTTTTGAGGAAAAGAACAACAAAACCGCCCAACTTTTATCTCGAAGTGGGCCAAAAAACGGCTAAGTGCTGTCTAGTCAAGTGGATTCATCCGCACAGTAGCAGACACAAGAGTTGTGGCTGTAATCTGTAGGTTTACAACTTGACCACGCAACGCTGTGATTTCAAGCAAAAACGTCGCCTTAGTATTGCCGGCCTCCGTAACTCTACTACGTAATACAACAGTTGCACTCGACCCAGCAGAGGCAAATCCTACGGTGTCGATCCCTGTTCCTGTACAGTAGTAGTTCAAGTTTCCGGACCAGTCCTGGTTAAACGTTATTGTATCGCTAGTAAACACCACGTCAAGCAACCCCGTCTGATTGGTTTTAGTTCCAAACAGATGGGTTGCATCAAGAGTAGTAGCGCCGCTATAAATCGCAGACTGTATATTGGACTGTGTCTGAGGCTCACTTAGAGTAACAGTGTACTCTACAAAGAGTTCCCCCACCACAGTTGCCGCACCGAAACCACTAGTGCACAAGAAGAGATTCGCAAGATCGTAGGTCTTCAAGTCAGCAGTGGCCGGTGCAGCGCCCATTCTTGTAAACAGTACTCCGCGATTACGAAGTATAGCATCGTCAGACTTCAACACACAATTGTCCCAAGCTGCCGCCTGAGCACAATGGTGATATGTGTAGACCTTTTGCTTAGTCGTAGGCGCATCATCCAATGCGTCATAATCGAACGCCAGAATAACAGAGCCTGCTGTCGTTGTAGCACAGCGTGGTTCATACAAGAACCTAAGCTTAGTAAAATGGTAACGTTCGTATCTAGACGCCAGGTCGGCAAGCCAAGTAAAACAGATATCTCGTCCGGGGTTAACAGGGAACGGAACAGTTGTGAAATCCACAGATCCCGTAACATCCTGAATGTACTCACGATGACTAACTGTAATAGCTCTGCCGCCCAGGTTGCCAGTAACCTTAGGTCCGCGTACCGTGTATCCGCGCAAAGTGCGCGCCACAGGTGCGTTCATATAAGGTTGCCTAGCAACAGTGGTGGTTTTCTTACTCTTTGGTCGCTGACGACCAGCACTCGTTTGCTTCTTAGACTTATTTTGTTTGCGACTAATCATTTAAACTTATTTTATACGCGCCACGGCGCGATAACGTGCCGTGGCACGAAGTTAATGATTCCTGACTCTCACGCGTATCTGGAATTCAGTAAAAAATGGACTCAAAACCAAAATACGCGATCTCTAGTACAGACGGCTGCATGGCTGACAACAGTCCACGCACAGCCGGATCGATCAAACTCAAAGTCCCGCGGCGGGCCGCATCGGTCACAAACTCCATAGTCGCCCTCTTAATTAGGTTGTATGTAAGTTCATCACCGAAGGTAAGCTGGCAAAGTGATGAATATTTTGCCAGCTCCATTAGATCGTTATTGTTCTTCTTACGCAGTGCGAAAATAGCTTTCGCACGTGAACTACGTATGGCATAACATCTAACCAGCCGTCCGCGAACAGTTCGCTTATGGAACTCAACACCAACGAACGGGAGATCATAAGGATCACTCGGTTCGAGACTGTTGAATTCCAGGTACATACCCAGCGAAGCATAGGTCTCCGACAATAGACGAGGAGTGAAATTATTAGTTCTATCACTCCAAATCAAGTCGTCGCCACAACACTTAAAGAAGACATTGGTCAACAATTCTTCTAGTGTCAATCCTGCACGAAATGCATGAATAGCAAAGGCAACACAATGTCCCAGTGAATTATCAACTGACGTATTGTAGTGGCCGCTAGGTTGTCCCACTATGTTGAGAAGATTTCCTCCAACATTGGTATAACCATTATACATTTGTGAGTAGTAGCGATTAACGCGCTTGGGATCGGAAAACTTCGAACGCCACTGCGCGATAAGAGCCGCAACCGATAACGAAAAATGAGCATCCCATTGAGAACCATCAGCACCGTAACACGACCCATGGAAAGATTCCAACCTTGCAAAGGCAAGAGGGATATCAGTTCCAGGGGTAACGTATTGACAGTGAACTGGCGCGTGATGATACTGCGCCATTAAATAAATATTCTGATGGTAAAAGAGTTCAGCGCCTTCAACGAAGCTGGAAACATCCTGAGGTCTGAATAATCGCGCGTCTTTACCGACGGGCCGTATCTCAGACTTGAGGGTAGCACCTATGACGGAGGTATAATTTTGGTAGTAACTCCGAATCTGGTCTAAACCAAACTTCTCCAGCGCCTCTCCTTTAGTAGGGGCCCCCATAGCGTACCAGGGATAACCTGATGCTTTATCACTATGTAGGGGATCAAAACACACAGCCTTGATTTCATCAGGGTCTGATATGATCTGACTGTTCATTTCCATTAACGGATACAACGAATCAAGAAAAGCTAAAGCAAAAGAAGCCTCTTCGTTCGTCATATTATATTGCGGATGTAAGAACTTGCCCAACCCATTCCACAACGACACCTCATCCAACGGAGCTGGTGCGAAACCACCATGCCCCACACCTGGAGGATATTTAGACGTTGGGAGCCGACGACAACCGACTCGTGCAATTACTGGTAACTGCCACGGCGGGTTGTACATTGTTGGCAAAGGTAGGTCCAAGTCCGGAAGGTTGAGAGCCGGTCGCTGCAACGGAATTAACACGTTGCTTTCCCGGCTGCTCACGAAAAAATTGTAGTGTGGAATTAGTCCAAGCGATAAAACCGCGATCGCGATTATGTATACCTACAATTTTTCCGTCAGAAGAAACAACTGGTGTTCCACATGTGCCTGGTTGTGACGAGAGGTTGTAGTAACCTTCATTTCCTGTCACAGCATCTACAGCACCACATGAAGACTTACCGAACACGCAATCATAAATGCCAACACGGTCACCAATCACAGGAACTCTGCAATTAGTTGGGTGTATAGACTTATGATTAGCGATAACCATAGAGATTGCTACCAAATCTGTGCCAATATTATGAACATGGACACCAGATGGTATAACATTCATTCCTACGGTAACAGCCTTAGTTTCTGGCTGGCCCGGTAGTCCTTCTACCATGTGTTTGCACATTACACAGTAAGGTCCGATGCGTATCGCACTACCGATAACAGTATCAGCATTGTTGCGCACCAACATTACTGGTGGATGTACAAAAGGTGGATTTGCAGGATTTACGGATTCAAACGTCGGTTTAGCAGCATCTTGCTTGGCAGGCTGTTTCACAGCCTGCTGTTTGGCATATCTCTTCCACCGACAATTTTCTTCTATGTGTCCTGCCCTCTTGCAGTAGGTGCAAATGCGTGCAGATTTCATTTTGGACTCCGCAACGCGCTTTGTGCAAACCCAATGAGGACAGTTGTTCATAGAGTGTCCATGTTCTTTACA